GGGGTTTATAATGGCAAAAATTCTTTTGGCTTGTGAAGAGAGTCAGGCGGTAACAAAGGAATTTAGGCTTCTTGGTCATGAAGCCTTCTCCTGTGATATTGCTCCTTGCAGCGGATCAAATCCAGAATGGCATTTGCAGCAAGATGTTCTACCACTTCTTGATCAGGATTGGGATATGATTATTGCCTTTCCTCCGTGTACGCATCTAGCTGTTTCTGGTGCTGCATGGTTTGAGCAGAAAAGAAAGGATGGGCGACAACAGCAAGGTATTGATTTCTTTATGGTTTTTGCCACAGCAAAGTGTGACAAGATTGCCATTGAGAATCCAGTTGGTGTGATGTCTAGTGTTTGGCGAAAGCCAGATCAAATCATTCAGCCATATCAATTTGGCGACTCGTTTAGCAAGAAGACTTGTCTATGGCTTAAGAATCTTCCATTGTTGAAACCAACTAATATTGTTTCAGCAGGGGAGGTTGTGAAATACAAAAGTGGAAAGACAATGCCAAAGTGGTATGCTGATGCATTCAAGCTTTCCCCTTTTGAAAGAGCAAAGATGAGATCAAAAACATTTCCAGGAATTGCTAAGGCGATGGCTGAACAGTGGGGAGTGGTTCTATAATGAGTTATCTAAGACACCTGATGTCAATGGATGGGGTATGGTATAAGACCAATATCTCTAAAGATTCTAGATTTAATCTGCCAGACGGAACATGGATTACAGCCAATGTTGCAGATTACATTAGTGAAAAGCGTATAAAAATTGGAAATAAAACGTGGCTTGCTGCAGCGGTAATTGAAAACAATGTAATCGTTGGATTGCAATTTGTAAAAGGATAATTCATGAGTGAAGACAACACAATTGATCTTAAAAAGTTCAACATTAATTTTGCAAACACAAATGAGGTTATTAAATTGCTATTTGAAATGGAGACTAAGATCAATGTAATGCGTCAGCTTTTATGCGAATGGAATTGTTCTTCTGCACCAGTATGGGAAAATTACAGACTTAAGAGCGTTGGCGAAACAGAAAGCGATTACGAGTTTATTAACGATGATCCAGATAACAACGACGAGTACGATCCGTCAGACGCAAAGTGAATTGACTTCTGATGGGCACAATTGCGACAAACAGTCAAAAGGATCTCTTCTCCTTGATCCTGCTATGATTTCAAGGCTGACAAAATGCGCTGATATTTCAATGTCTCTTATTGAAGATATTGACTCTGACTCTAAGCATGTTTCTTTTGTTTTGCGACGAAGTAAAATTATTGCGCTTGGCGTTAATAGAAGTATGCAAACACATCCACTAGCTCTTAAGTTTAATTGTAGATTTGGAACAATGCACTCAGAGCTTTCGGCTATTTTGAAAGCAAAGAAGTCAAACGAATTTTATAATGCAACTCTAGTAAATATTAGACTTAGCTCATCATCACTATCTGAAAGGGTTCCTATTCTTAGAAACTCAAAGCCATGCAAATCATGCCAACAGTTAATCTTGGCGTGTCCAGAAATTAGACGGGTTATTTACAGCACAGACAACGGATGGTACGAATATGCTTAATGCAGAAAAATCGCTTCAAATTGATTATGATGGAGATGGTAAATACGTTCTTATGGTTGGTGACCCTTTTATTGGTGGAGAAAATCATTATTTTTCATCGGTAAAAGATATTTTTGATTGGGTGATGAAGCACTACGGCGACACACCTGTTGAAATGAGTCAAGTTGCGCATCTGGTTCTAACAATCGAGCTTGGAGTTGATCATGACACTGACTTTGCCCATTGATAATGTTCTTGTTTTTGTGTATCGAAACCTTCATAAAAACTGCTTTTCAATTCGCGGAGAAAAGTATAAGCGTGTTCTTACGCACTATCCCCATGGGTTTATTATCAAAAACGCAAATCTAAAAGTTTCACAGGCTGGTAGGACAAGGGTTCTGCAAACCAACCAAAAGAATGTTCACGCTGGTGTTCGCGGAATTTTCAAGACAATGCCTGATGATTACGAGCTTCCGCCACACGCAGTAAAGATTACATACGACCCATATAAGATGGCATTTTTCCATATTAAGGACAATCCACACAGGGCTGTCCATTACGCTGAGTCTGTTTATTTTACAACATCAGGTCTTTACGCGAGTGGAATTGATGATTAAGCCAATCATTATTAGTCTTGGTTGTTTAATTTCAAGTTGTTCACACCCACAATATGTAGGTGTATATACTGAAATGAGCAATCATAGGGCTTGTTGCTGCAATAATATTGGTATACTTACAGACTCAACAAACTTTGATGGATCTGCCTCGCTGCCATGCAAAACAGATTTTGAAAAAATGTACGAAGGAAAAGCCAATGTTATTCGGGTTAATAGCATTGAGGCGCTAAACTCTTGCTCTGTTGTTTTCTTTGGTCTTGTGAGACTTACTGCTGGTGTATCACAAACTCCATCACTGTATCCATTATATGATAACTATCTTGGAACAGGAAGTTCTGCTGCTCTTAATGTTAAGCTTAATGAGTATGTTAAAAATGGTGGAAAGGTTGTGGCTATTGGAGATACCTCATCTCGTGGTTCGGTTGGCAGCGCCGCTGTTATTGTACAATCAGTTATTGATAAAATGAACGAAACTTTCACTGCTTGTAGAGGTGGAGTTTCAACCGGGCTTACTATTTTATCAGATGCCACACCCGCGGACAATGTGCTTTGCACTCAGACAGGACTTGGCTGTTCTTGCGCTGGTTCTACAATACCAAGATATTGGGTAGGAAAGGTATCAGTTCCTTCAGGCGATGCTGATGGTGCAATTTTTAAATCTTCTGATGATGCAAGCGAGCATTGGTTATCCGTATTTGGCGTTGGTCACTCTTCTGGAGGAGTTTCACTAACGGATAATCTCTCTGCAACATACGGCAACTTGGGTACAAATACATGTAATACAACTAGTGCAACTTTACGGCCTTTTGCATACGAAAAAATTGAAAAAGGTTATATTATTTATATGGGCGATAGAAATATGTTTGCTTGGCAGCATAGCATTGCCAATGCAGTCACACCATCGTTGGCTGCTTGCGGAGTTGCTAATAATGTATTTCCCACATCAATTAATTGTTTTACTGGTCCAACAGCAATTTATGGTGGTTTAAATGTTTATGAAGCAAATAAATTTTTTCTTTGGTCATTGCTAAAATTATGCTCTAGTTGCTAAAATAACTAGCCATGTCAGATGATACAAAGTTTAGTATTGCCAAAGCAACACAGCTTCTTCAGTCTTTTTCTGGTTTAATGAAAAACGGATGTGTCTCTCTTGAGGTTTATCAAGAGAGAAGAAAAGCTTGCGAAGGATGTGATCAAGTTCAAAAAAGACCACGTGATGGTAAAATGTTTTGTGGCTCTTGTGGTTGTGGAACTAGAGATCTTGCAGCGCTTTACGATCCTACTGTTGAGGTTGAAAAAGATTATAGCCCACGGCTGTGGATGCCAAAATCTAATTGTCCAAAAAATCTTCACAACGATGAAGATGGAACTGGAAATTACACCCCAATAGGTGGAAAAATTAAACAACTAGTTGCTTTTACAAAAGCAACCCTTGCTGAAGTTGCAGGAGTTTCTAATGCTGATGAGCAAACCGAAATGGTAAATGCAACAGCGCAAGCGGTCAAAGATGTTGTGTCCTCAGAAGAAGAAATTGACGAACTAACTAAGGAAATGGAAAATGATCAAAACAATTAACAAGTTTATGCAGCATTTGGGAACCTTTAATTTTGGTATTGGTTTTGGTAACAATTTGGTTGCTTCCACAATTCAAGTTTGGCCTTTTGTTTGGGGTCTAAACATCTCAAACACTAATGGTATGTTTGAATCTCGTGTTGGTCCAATCACAGTATCTTTTGTAACACAGCAAAAGTAATGTACAGATTACATATCGACATCCCAATGCCGTTTAACGAAAACGATGCCAGAGATTTTTCTTTGGCTATTATTTCTATGCTTGATAAGGAAAAAATTACAAGTATGGGCATTGATCAAATCAATTACCGTCTTGGTCATGATGATGATCGACAAAAGTCCAATTACTTTATGACCAATGCCACTGGACACGTAAACAACAAAAAAAGCAAAATCGTGCTCACTAAGGAAGAAAGTCCTGAGGAGAGCAGCTAAAATAAGTACTTTCGCGTAGTGGGCGGACAGCTTCGCAGGCCGACTTATAATCGGCTCAAACCAGGGCAGCACTGGGACTACGCATTACGCCTCTATAGCTCAGATGGTAGAGCATTCGGCTTTTAACCGATAGGTCGTAGGTTCGATCCCTACTGGAGGCATTATGAAAAAAATACTGTTGTTTGCTACTGCACTTATTTGTTCATGCTCATCTAACGAACAAGAGCCTAATGCATATTATGATGAGTTTCGTCATCAAGTCGTCATTGAGAATTGTGATGATTACACAGTAAAGATGTCGTGGAGCGACAAAGTTACCTTTGTTGATCTAGACGTTTGTATCATGCCGGAAAACAAGGAGATTCGACTTGACGCCTCACACACAATTGAAGAAATCCCGTGACCAATGGGGGCTTTGGTGTAAAGCAAGTAAAGACTGGATGATGGAATCTAGAAATGAAATTGCTGTATGGGAAACAGAAAAAGAAGCTGAGTCTTTCAGAAAAAATCATACCGTCCATAAGGATATGTATGAGGTAAAAAACATATATGCTAAATGAACCAATCTATACAAAGATGTGGAATCGAGATCTTGTAGTAAAACATTTACAGGAATCAAGGTATTCTCGTGTTATTGATATTGGGGCCAGTCATTCTCAAGATAACTGGGCTTTTCCTTTTACTACACACTACGTCGATCTAGTTCAGCCTACAGAACAAAATAAACTACTCCATAACAAGGTTGGTTTTTTTGGTAACATATCACATCCTAATGTTTGGCAAAGAATTAAAGATGATGTTGCAATAAATGGACCATTTGATTTTGCTATTTGCACTCATGTTCTAGAAGATATAGCATCTCCTGGATTTGCGTGCAGAGCAATGTCACAGTTTTGTAAGGCTGGATTTATTGCTATGCCATCTAAATACGCTGAACTTAAGAGACGAGAGGGTGCTTGGCGTGGATATGCCCACCACAGATGGATATTTGATATTTATACCGATGGCATTTTGGCTTATCCTAAAATAAACGCGCTTGACTATTTTTACGAGCTTGATGAGATTGGTAGTAAATGCAACCCTGAAACAAATGAAGAAATTCAACTGTTATGGGAAGACTCAATTAAACTGCAAGTGAGAAATAACGACTTCATTGATATTGAAATGTATAAAGGTCTATTTCATGACGCTTAGAAATTTTGGATATGCTTGTCAAAATCTTTCGCTAAACAGCGAAGGTACACCAAAGAAAGACAGGATTTTTACGGACAGGACATTGCGCCTGTCCAATTTTAATAAAGAGCGAGCGGGTGAGCTAGCAGTTCAAAACTGCGCTGATTTAATCAAGGTTCTTAAGTGGAACAAAGACAATGATATAAAGTTCTTCCGAATCGGAAGCGGGATTTTTCCATTTATGGATCATCCTACGATTGGCTACTCTCTTGATGATCTCAGGCCACAACAAGCTGTTTTGATACGCTGGCATATGAAAGAGGCTGGGGAATTTGCTAAGGCAAACAATATGCGCCTGTCTTGTCATCCAGGACCATATACTTGCATATCGTCACCAGATCAAGAGATTGTAGCAAAAAGCATCAAGTGCCTTGAAATGCATAGTTTAATTGGTGACTTGCTTGGTTATGGTGATGAGTTTGCTATTAACATCCATGTTGGTGGTGTTTACGAAAATAAACATGCTACCTCTGGCCGCTTCTTGTCATCGTTTTGCAAGCTTGATGACCGTATTAAACGCCGACTTACACTAGAGAATGATGACAAAGCAAGCATGTGGAGCATGAGCGATTTGTTTAAGATGATCGCAAAATATTGCACAGTCAAATTAGTTCTTGACATTCACCATCACAAGTTTTGCAATCAAGAATCTCTGATTGAAGCTGCAGATATGGCATTTAGAACATGGGGCGGTTTTTGCGAAGTACCGAAGGTTCATTACTCAGAGAGTAGAGATGACAACCGACCTCAAGCACACAGTAACTGGGCTATCAATGAGATACCAACACTTAGTGATACAATTGATTACGATGTAATGCTTGAAACGAAGATGAAAGATCAGGCTCTCATTTCGCACAGGAAACTTTATGCATACACAAACAACGGAAACGCGCAACATAATCGACCACTACAGGTATTGGACGCATGAAGCAATAATGACTGATCTTGATACACGCAGAAATAATTTTAGCGTGTTGTGTTGTAACCTACTTAATGATTTTAATATTGCGACAGTAGTGCGAAATTCCAACGCCTTTCTTGCGAAGGAGGTTCTTGTATACGGCAATAAGAGATATGATCGCCGTGGTACAGTTGGAACCCACATTTATACAAACTTCAAACATGTAAAAGAAATTGACGATCTAAAGAAAGAAATTAAAAATCTCTACAAGATCCACAAATATTTAAGAGTCGTTGGCGTGGATAATGTTAAAGATTCATTTTCAGTCAACGATTATTGTTGGCCAAAAAACGAACACGTTCTGATGGTATTTGGACAAGAACAAGTTGGAATTCCCAAAGAAGTCCTTGATATTTGCCACGACAAAATCTATATTCAGCAGTACGGTTCAGTGAGAAGTTTAAATGTCGGCACGGCAAGCGGAATTGCCATGTACGATTATTGCTCAAAAACACTATAAGGATAAAAATGGCTACTAAAACGAAGACAAAGACTAAGACAAAGAAGAAGACACTAACAAAGAATCAAATGCGTGTTGCTATTGCCAAGGATGTTATTTCACAGATCAAGACCAGGAAGATTATTCCACAGGTTGGCGTGTGGATGGAAGATCCAAAGATGGGATCACTAGAAGAAATCGTTTCTGATGGAGTAGAGCGGTATCTTGAAAGTGATGATACTTGTCGCTTAATGCCATTTCCCGCACAGGACTACACCAAGAAGGTAAAAAACTGTAGGGTTTGCGCTCTAGGATCAATTTTTGTTTCATCAGTTAATCTATTTAATGGTGTAGAATTTGATAACGGTGAAGAGGTTTATGATTGTTTTGAAAATCTCAAATCCTCCCCCCTCAATAGATATTTTTCAGCTGAAGAGCTAGCGCTGATTGAGGGTTGTTTTGAGGGAGACGATGGGCTTCATGCAGACAGGCTAAACACACGTGATCGTGGAGTGGCAATAGCATTTACGAGCAAATATCCTATTGTTAAAAAGCGGCTTGAGGCAATCATGAATAACATCATCAAAAATGATGGATTGTTTAAGCCAGAAGAAGAAATAACAAAAGAAAACTTGCTAGATATTATTGCCGATTATATGATGTAAATGATACCCCAATGCGACTGGGGAAGTTTGGGGCCGTAGACCAACGGCAGAGTCAATTGACTCAAAATCAATAAAGTGTGGGTTCGAATCCCACCGGCCCTATTTATGAAAAAATTCACCGAAGATAATTATCCCGCGTGGATCTGCAATGACTGCGCGAAAGAAATAAATGCCAAAAAAGCAATACGAGTATCAACATACCATACAGGAATATGTGGGTTTTGTGACAAAGAAAAAGCAGTTACAGAACCACGGGACTGGGGATACCCAAACTACCCAAATAAGAAAAACAAAAGCTGAAATTTTTGAAGAAGTAGTTTCATATACAGCTATAATAATTACCATTTTCTTTGTAATAATACCAATGCTGCTTGTTGCTGCTGCGGTTATTTCTACAGCATACTGATTTAAATTAACATGATCTGGCTAACATCTGACACACACTTTGGGCACTCAAACATTATTAAGTACTGCAATAGACCATTTTCTTCAATGGAGCAAATGGAAGAAGTTATTGTAAATAACATTAACTCAATGGTTAGTGAGCGTGATGATCTTTATCATCTTGGTGACTTTTGTTTTCACTCAAATGGAAAGAGATGGGAGACTGAGGTAAATAGAATTCTTGATCGCATTAAGTGCAAGAATGTTTATCTTTTGTGTGGCAATCACGACCCATCCGCTACGTATGCTAATAATCGAACTACTTCATTCAAGGGCATATACGAATATCAAGAAATTTCAGGAAAGCATTTGTTTCTTTCAATGCCTGAGAATAGACGACACACAAAAGTAATTCTGATGCATTATCCGATTGAGTCATGGAGTAGTCAGAATTTTGGATCGATTCATCTTCACGGACACACGCACGGTAAGCTATTTTCTACAATTAAAAATAGATATGATGTTGGTGTTGATGTAAATAACTATATGCCAATTTCACTAATGCAAGTAATGGACAAGATGGGACTGGAAAATAACTAATGGAATTCACAGATCAAAACGGAAAGACCTGGACGCCATCAGAAATGGCTGCTGCTATTCTGATTCACGCAACGCTTTTTATGTCTAAGGCAATTATTTTCTGCCTTATCTTTAATAAGATGAGAGGTGGATCACTATGACAGCTATAGTTGAAGTCAAGATAAATACGCCAGAAGATATGATTACATTCGGTGCAGCAATCAAAAATTTTGATATTGAACACCTCAATGTTTCTTCAAGTTATGGATACAGTACAGTTTCATATCAGTGCACAAAAAAAGAACTTTTGAAAATTCGAGAGTTTTGGCGTGGCATCTTTGATGGATGTCGTGTAGTATCATACTAAAACAATGTTCCCGTAGCTCAGCTGGATAGAGCAGCCGCCTTCTAAGCGGCAGGTCGTTGGTTCGAGTCCAACCGGGAACGCTTAAAAATAACAACATCAGTTTTCTCTGCTCTACTGATTGGATTGGCAATAGTATCACTAAGAAAAAGAGCGCGATGAAAAAGAAACGGAGTAAAACAATGGCGACACTTGAAAGACGACCTGTGTTTTTACAAATGAGTGATACGCAGGCTAATGATTATATCATCTGCTATATTAAGAATAGATTTCCTAGAAGTGGACCGCTCATTGGTAAACTACCCATTTCCGAAAGAGATGATGCGGTTCAAGAAATTTACATTGATCTATGGGAAAATCGCTTTCGATATGATCCAGAGAAGGCGGACTTTTCTACATATGCGTTTAATCGCGGTCGTGGGGTAGTAAAAGATCTACTCACTAAGAAAAATAAAATTTATAGGGTGGCCTCAAAGATTTTTGAAGAGCGACCTAGGAACTTTTATATGGAAAAATCAATCAATGAGTCAGTAGAGCAGATTGAGAAAATCCTGTGCAAGATTAAACCAGAACACGCTCAGATTATGAAGATGCGATTTGTAGATGACATGACCATTGATGCTATTGCTAGGAAGATTAATTGCAGTAAACAGAAAGTATATCAGGTAATTTCTAGAGCTTGTGAAGACGGAAAAAGGTGTATTAATAATTAATGAAGAGGTACAATGACGCAAAAAAGATTTTATTTGCAGACTATAAAAATATAATGTCTGCATATAGTCTTGTTTGTACCCAAATTGAGACGCAAGAAAGTGATCTTACACCAGAACAGGTTTCAGCCAAAGCTGCTTACTATACTGTAGTTTGGAGATATCTTTCTGGTGTTTCACCTATGGTTTCAGCCATAGATAAGTTCATAAAAAATAATCTAGATACAGTATTGTCAGAAATAGATAGTGAGCTGGCAATTGCAATACTTATTGAAAGCAAGATACACGATCTCGAAAGAGCGGGTCTTGCCTCAGTCGTTCGTAAAGAAGACGGAACTACCGTAGTAAACCTCACGGAAAAAGGTAAAGAGGTTTCAAAGAAACTTAAGCAGGATGTGCGAGAGCAATAATGATTGAAAAGTCAGACAAGTCAGTTCCAACTGAAATTCTTTTTGTTCACATCACCACTAACCTAGCACTGCATATGCAGTCCACGATTGGCAACCACCAAACGATGAGTGCTGCAGAAAGAGAATACGGCATCATTGCAAAAGATTTGAAGAAGAGCTTCTCCTTCATCTATACAGTTCTTGAATCGATTGTGAGGTACGACAAGGAATGGGAAAAACAGATCACGGTTTCAGCAGCAATGCTTGCCGTAGAAGCTTTTGTAATTTCTCAACAAACCGGAATCTCCCAGGAAAAAGCAAAGGATATTGAGTTCATTCTTGAGTGGACTGCGCTACAATATAAGAACGGCACCTATCGTGCCAATAAACCAGGATATAAATGGCGAACAGCACTAATCTTTCTTCTGCTAGACGAAGTCAACAACGATCAAAAACCACAAAAGCAAAAGCGCAAGGCAAAAAGCTAAAGTTTAATAGCGGAATGTACGCGCAGATGTTGTTCCCATCTGTTTGTCATTTAAATGGATGGGAGTGTGCCCGTCCTCTTCTAGAAGAACTTCATTATGATTTTGTGGTTCGTGGTATTCTACGTGATGAGTTTGTAACAATTCAAGTAAAACAATGTTACTATGACAAAAACAAAGAATCATTCCGATGTGATATTCGCAAAAAAGCCGCTAGGAATAAAAAGGTTTCTTATGAAGAAGGCGATTTTGATTTCTTGGCGGCATACAACCCGATCACAGATACGTGGTATTTACTTCCGTGGGAATCCATCCGTCATATATCAAGCGAGATTTCACTAAATGACAATTATTCAAAGTACCGAGTCAAAGTGGATATGCCGTTCGTTGGACCAGATCTTGGAAGAATTCGAGCAAAGAAAAGCCGAAAATAAAAAGATAGCGAAACAATTTAGCTATACTGATATGAATAAAGGTGATGGGAGTATGGTACTCGTCACCACCAACAATGAAGGAAAGCCTGAGGGTTGTTTATGCAGGCACTGTTATCAGAAGTTGGATCATTTACCTTTTTCGTATGGAAAGTATGTAAGCCCTATATGCGTAAAATGTTTACGCGACATTGCTTGGATTGAAGCCCCTAAAAATACAAAGGAGAATAAGATGAAGAAGAGAACATCAAAGAACGATCCGTCAGTAGTTCAAATCAATTGGAGTGAATTTGAAGGTATGGTTAGCAGTGGTACAGCAAAGCTAGTAGCACTTGCACAAACTTACAATATTTATCCCAATGACATGCGTGATATGATTATCGCAAAGTATGGCGATAAGATTGAATTCAAGCGTGGCAAGAATGGTGGCGTTCGATTTAAGTCCGCAATTCCACAAGCTACAATGTGACATGAGCTTCAACTGGGATAAAACTAAAGTCGTATCGGTCGTTGGAAATACAGGCAGCGGAAAAACCGCTGCTTGTTTTAATATTTTATCTGCCGTAAAGGACAGAAAGACTTATATTGTTGATCACCCTTTTCCTGAAGCCTTAGAAGGAAGTGGTGTACAAAATATACCATCAATTTCCTTTGAGGATGTTTCTGACTGTGTTATTTGGGTTGACGAACCACAACTCGTATTTCCCAAGTATGAAAGACGAAACAATGATGCGCTGTTGATGATGTGTTCCCTGGCTAGACAACGTGACATTACTCTTGTATTTTCAACTAGCGATACCCGTTGGATCAATAAAGGAATGGAGTCATATGTTGATACATGGCTCATAAAGAACCTGGATTTCAACATGGTAAAGCAGGGCAGCATTATCAAGAAGATTATTGCACAGAAAAATCACAACATCATGCCATCGACCTTCAAGCTTGCACAAGAAGAGGCTATATTGTATTGTCCGAATCAACTTGATCGTCCACAGAAAGTAAAGATGGGGCTTCCATCATTCTGGAGCGAAAAGCTGAGCAAGCCGTATAAGTATTCTGCACTCAACACATCTAAAATCTTTGGAGAACAATAATGATTGTTAAAGTAAAGCGCGAAACAGAAAACCCACAAATCTTTTCAGTAGATCAGCCAGCAAAATATAACAATGGACATCATGAGCTGTATTGCCAATTCAATAAGTTCTCTCCAGAAATTGGCAAGAGCTACAGCGTAAAGCCAACCCATCAATGGGCAGACATTAACTACAAGGAAAGTGTAATAGTTCATTGTATTGCTCTTGAGGAAAGGACAATTGATGATATCGATTCACTTCGAAATTGATGGCGATGATTACTCAACAGAGATAGAATATGATGATGAATCAGAGATCACCGATGATTTGGCGTATAGGATATTATACTGTTCTCAAATCTCAAAGGACTGCTTTCTTGACGCCGCCGATGCACTTGCTCCAATAATTGGTCTTGAAAAGACACAAGCAATGGTAAAGGGTGTTCTTGAAAAATCATCAACGTTAATTGAGTCTCGTAATGATCCGTCAGACACAGTAATACCAACTGTATTTTTAAATAATGACAACGAACGAAGAAATGATACGAGCGATTGAATCAGCAAGAGTTTTCTTGTATGATTTAATGAACTCCAAAGCCACACCTAAGGTTCCAGTTTATATTAGAGAACAGGCGAGAAGAGTAACTAAACATTATCCAATGAGCACTACTGATTTACTTCTTCATTTGGATGAAAGTGCGACAGAAGTGCGACAGAAGTGCGACAGTGATTTCACAGATATTGACGAAGCCATTGACGAGATTAAGCGACTCCGTGAGGAGCGGGAAACTTATTTCAAGGCACACGATGAATTGTTGGCACAGATAATTGAATTGAGATATGAGCGCGATGAGGCGAGACGAGAAGTATGCGACCTCAAGACATTTAACTTTGACAATACAATCTCCGCATATCGTTATGCCGATCTAAGAAAGTGGGACTGCTATAAGGATCGCACCGATGACTAATAAACACAAAATGACTCAAGAGCGTTGGGACTATCTTATGCAGCCATTTGATGGCGATGAGAGCTTCATACTGACCGCACAGGAACTAGCCGATGGATGGCATTGGTGCGATGATTGGGATGGGCTTCTCATTCACACCGATGAGGTTGAGTTCCAGAATTGTAAATGTGAATTTATGAACAGGTTCCGAAAAGACAAATAAATAATATAATGCATTACAAAACCGTCTTTCTTTCAGACTTCCATCTAGCTTCTAAAAAAGCTAAAACAAAACCTTTAATTGCGTTTCTCAAGAACAATGAATTTGATAATATCTTTTTGGTTGGAGATATTATTGATATTTGGAGGTTTAAGCAAGCCTTCTCCATGAATTCTGAGAAACAAAATCATCATATGGAAGTGATCGAAAGATTGTTGAAACTTTCTCGTAAGGGTACAAAGATTCATTACATCTATGGAAATCATGATGAGTTCATGGCAAAGTTTTCAGGTCATCATATCTTTGGTAATGTCAGTTTGAGTGAACGAGAAGAATATACTACTTCTTCAGGAAAAAAGTTTCTTGTTCTTCACGGACACCAATTTGATTTCCTCACAAAGTTTCCAGTCAGCTCTTATATTTATAAACTCGGTGACTATGGATACGAGTTGATATTGGAAATCAATGATTGGTTCAATTGGTGCAGAAGAATGATGGGAATGAGATACTGGTCTATCTCCAAGTATGTGAAGATTAAAGTAAAGAGAGCAGCCCAATTCATCGAAAGCTTTGAAAGTGTTGTTATCAAATACGCCAAGGAAAAGAAATATGATGGCATTGTCTGTGGTCATTTGCATGAACCCAAATTGTATACTGTAAATAATATTACATATGCTAACTGCGGCTGCTGGACAGAGAAAGACAACTGCACATTTCTTTACGAAGACTCAGATGGATCTTTGAAACTGGACACCTATGCGATCCATTGATCTTTTTGTTGAAGAATTTAAAAGAGTGTCCGTACTAACTCTTTGTTTCATGATTATATTTCCTTTAATGATCTTTGGGATGGTTGAAGGAATGATAAAGTATCTTCTAACAAAGAAGAAGAAGACGGGGTGTGAAGTTTAATGGTAGAACAAACCGTACCATTTTGGTGGTTTGCTTGTGCCACCTTATTACCTTTCATTGCTCTTGGGGTTGCAGAAGTCTTAATTTACTTCAAAGAGACATACAAAAAATAATAATTGATATGGTAAAAGAGAAAAGTTTTGTTGTTTTTACCAAGCTTGTGCGCCACAATATACAAGAAACAAAATGAAAAAGAAAGTTGACTGGACAAAAAAGCCAGAGATTCGCTGGGAAAAAAAATTATGTCCTATCTGTAATGAACCAACTGGTGAAATGAGCAGATGCCATGATCCAAATTCTAAGCGAATATTTGATTCCGCGGATGAGGATTCACCGTTTCCAAAGACAATAGAAGTAAATGGAGACATTCTGCCTCTTTTTAGTCCGCAATGTGCTTTTAGAAAAAGTAATGACTTTATGGTTTTTGTAAATTTTCCCATCACTTATGATATGGCTGATTCACTTGGAGCTATAGATGGTGTAGAGAAAATATTAGTAAGATCACCCTACCGAATGTTCGTAACAATAGCAGAGCAGTTTGATGAAACGCAAATAAAGCAGCAGTTTAATAAAGCATATAGAGATCATATAAGCGAGAAAGCACAAGAAAATGAAGATAAAGATTCTTGACCACGGACATGTTCAGCTTGTTGAGCATATGGGTAGTGATTTGACAGTTGTAAATTCAGCTCGAGTATCTTTTAACAAAGAGAGTGACTGGGCGATGGACTATGCATTTGGGGAGAGTGATGAAAGCCCAGTTAGAACACTTTCACAAAAAGACAAAAATCTAATTAAGTATCTTGCTGAACACAAGCACTGGACACCATTTTCGCATCCTCAGATCACTTTGCGAATTAAAGCTCCAATCTTTGTGCGCACACAGCTTTTTAAGCATAAGGTTGGTTTTACTGAAAATGAAGTAAGTCGTCGTTATGTTTCCGATACGCCACAGGTATATCAGCCGCGCTGGCGTGGCGCGCCAGTCAATGGCGCAAAGCAAGGATCAGAGGATTTTCTTGAACTTAATGACGATCTTAATACTATTAATCGTCACTACCAAATGGCAGTCAAGGAATCTATGTGGACTTATGAAGAACTATTAGCTCGTGGTGTTGCTCCAGAGCAAGCAAGATCAGTGCTTCCCCAAGGAACTTACACGGAATGGTGGTGGACAGGTTCTTTGGCGGCTTACTCACGTGTATATCTACAAAGATCTGACCAGCACGCGCAGTGGGAAGTTAGAGAATATGCCGACGCAATAAGTAAGATAATCGCGCCGTTATTTCCGGTTTGTTGGGAGCAGTTAAAAAATGTCAAAACGGCAGGAGCTACTAGAGAAAATAATCATAACAAGCCTTTCGCTAAAGTCGAACGGCAATAAGATTGTTTATGATTATGCATTTGTCAACGAACATGGCTTTTATGGCTGTGTTGTTGATACTGCGTCTTTAGATTTATTTGAGCCTGGACTTCCACAAAATAACCACCTTATAGCGTCAATCAACTACCCGTATCAGGGTCTTAGCAAAGATAGTGTACTAGACTGTCTTGTTAAGACCTTTTCTATTATGGGCAGTTCGTGCATGGGGGTAATTACTAGTTTAGATAAAAATGATGTTGAGTCTTGTAATTACGAAAAAATAAGGGAGTTTTTGCTTGAGCTATCTGATTTATCTGCGGTTGAAAAGAGAGTTGCGGTGGAGTTTTCTTGGCTTAAATCCGACGAGCAGCTGTCTAAGCTTCTTAGTGTAATTGCTCCGTATGAAGATATACGGCTTGTTTTTTCTGGCTTTCTTTCTAACCCAAAAGACCTCAAAGAGATAAAGCAGGCATCCAAAATATGTAAAGTGTCTGGTTTTGAAAACTACGAATACTTTGGGTCTGTTCCTAATAAAATAGGTAATATATTCACCATATTTGATATGGGATATAAACTTGTAGGAACTCCATCGGCGGCAATCCCAAAGCTTCTACTAGATAAATTATGATTGGTATTAAAAAACAAACTAGTGTATTTTAAAACAAGAGGATAAAAATGGCAACCAAATCAACTTCTAGTGCAACCACATATACAACAGCTGAATCAAACTACGCTCAGACCGTTCGCGGCCTTGGTATCAGAAGAAATCAAGACACACCACCTAGCACCACATTTGATAAGCTTGGTAATTTTTCTAGCCTTTCTAAGGCCGATGTATCCGTACCAAGCTATGTAGAGACTACATTTGCTGCAGGGGCTTTCACAGCTCGGAAAACTGGCTTCGCTCAGACAGAGTTTAGAAGAGATCCAGGCGATACAGCTCTTGCCTCCGCTCAGCCTTTAGATGGAGTTACTAAAGCAATAGCTGATGGTGGCCTAGTAAGATACACCTTAATTACAACTTACGATCTTAAAGAGACCCAGCAGGATGGCTACGCAGCTAAATGGATGGATATTTACGGTCGTGTTCTTGAAGTTGCTGCAGGTAACATAGCAATTCTTAACGACAAAGCCGCTAATGCTGAGTCAACATTAACAACTTTTAATTCAGATAAGTCGTCTGGTAATGAGACATACGTTAGAAATAAGGGTCTTACTTACTACACCAAGATTACTGGCGGAAACCGATCAAAAGGTGGCGTTGAAGTATTCGAAATAAGCAAAATATAAAAGGCATAAAAAATGTCAACAAACATAACAACATTAAATAATAATAAAAGCATCTTTAAAGGCTCTGGGAGAGACGTTGGTGTTAACAACGGGATTGAAAATCAATCCGTGTTTAACACACAGCCAAGAAATCAGTTTACAACATTTAGAGGTCCAAAACAGCTAAAGCTTTCCGCTGGAACAACTGAGTCATTTACTCCAAGAGCTAAGCAGATTGATGACGATTACGAAACATTTGTGGTTAAGTTTCCTTTGGCAGCCGATGCTGTAGCAGGGAATGGCGCTATTTTTATAGCCGAACACGATTACGTAATAGACGCAGTTAAAGCAAGATGGGGGGTTGCTTCGGATTCACTAACCGCAACGCTTTATAAGACCAATAGCGGAACGGCGCTCGGCAGCGGTGAAGCAATAAGCTCAGCAATTGATACATCTACCACTGCTAATACTAATAACTCTGCAACACTTGGTTCTGAATCCGCTCGGGGAATAAAAGAAGGTCAAGCTGTAGGTATAGTATTCAGCGGAACAGCAACAAATCTCGTAGGTCTAGTTATAAGCATAAAAGCACGTAGAGTTATTGCTGGCACGAGACCTGGCAGCTACATAGAATAAGGATAAAAATGTCAAATATTAAAGATCTGATTTCAAAACTTCAACACGCGGTTGGTCAAGACGAGATGGGCATGACACAAATGCCAATGATGATGCAGCAGACCCAAATGGGTGATGCGCCCCCCGCTATGTCTCCAGAGGCTATGCAAATGCCTATGGAGATGAGCGAAGAAGAGATGCCAGAAATGGAAGAAATGGACACTTCTGAGGTAGATGAAGAAACCAAAGAAATGTTTATGAGTGATATAAACGCACTCATTGCAAACGCTGGCGAGATTGCTCAACATGTAGAACAGGGCAAAGAAATAGAAGCTTGGATGCTTGGTAAAATAACACTTGCTGCAGATTACATTTCTGCAGTAAGAGATAACTTTATTGGCGATAAGTAAATAAAACTAAACACTTAAAACAAGAACCGGCAGAAATGCCGGTTTTTGCTATACTATACTCGTGATAGCAAACATATATACTATTATAAGCCCACTGAGAGATGATTATTATTTAAGCGGTGGTCATACTACAGGCAGAGATCTTATAAACGCTCTTAAAGAAGTTGGATATTTTGTAAACGTCATAACCCCCAATGATCCTTTTGAGTCGCCAGACATGGCGGATCTTTGCATATTTTTTGATCTGTTCAATGACCCAGGCGCATCTAAATGGTTTAGTCCTGGCGAGCAAAGACAATTTTTAAACACTAGAAAGCCAACTGTTGTTTTTGAATGCGCATACACTGGAGCGACTCCAGAAGAATACGGTGGCTGGGCCATTTCTGCGGATGTTAGATATCAACCAAATGCTATAAAAACTTTTATGGCTGGGCTGATGACGAATAGTTTTGTAAATATATTCCTAAGCCCTCTTCATTACAATGAATGGTGTCGTTTTATTGGTAGCCAAATACCAAATTCGTTTTGTTATTTTCAAAAAATAGACGCTAATATTTTTAAAAACAAAGGATATGAAAGACCGATCAATGTGCTTTATGTTGGGGCAATAACAGAAGCAAAAGGTGTTGTTGAGGCACAATATATGTTTGGTGATAACATAAAGTTTATTGGTCGTGGTAATTTAAGCTTAATAAATCCAAACAACTATTTAGGAACTGGCAAACCAGAAGAGATTGCTGAAGTTATGAATAAATCAATTTTTTTTCTACACACACCAAATTGGAAAGAGGCTTCTGCAAGAACAGTAGTTGAGGCTGCTATGTGTGGATGCAGACTTCTAGTTAATGAAAATGTTGGTGCGTGTAGTTTTGGTTATGCTGATATTTCAAATCCAGATCACGGCATTATGTCTTATGAAAACATGAAAAGCATATTATCAAAAAGACAGCTTATTTAAATTGAAAATAAAATCAATCAAGCGTTAATAAATTGACTTATAAATTAATAAAATAAATAATATATGCCAGCACCAATAGCCGACTGCTCTCTATCCATCACATGTTCTCCTGGTCGAGGTGATTATTTAAAAAACTTGCTCTTTAGCGTAAGTAAATGTAACTCTCAGCCAAAAGAAATTATTGTGTTTTTCAATGAGTTTTCAGAAGACTTAATTGAGTCGTTGGACTATTCAGTAAAACTTGGAGCAAGCGTATTTATATATCAAAAGATACAACCATTGGCTCGTCTTTGGAATCAAGGAATTTTAAACAGCTGTGAGTCTAATTACAAAATAATTATGAGCGAAGACACCGAGGTGATTGATCCTAATTTTTTCTCAATTGTGGAAGAATCTCATACAAAAAATAATTTTATTGTTAAATATGCAGAAGCGGCATGCGCGTTTTCTGTAACAAAAAAAACAATAATGGAAATAGGCTGGTTTGATGAAAATTATATATGGTCGTGGGAAGATTCAGACTATAGACTAAGGTTAAAGAAATTTGAAATAGAGGCTCTTCATGTTTTTCCAGAGCCGGTTGCTCACCTTAGAGCGCTTGGATCAAATGGCTATAAAACACACAAGGAAAAATGGGATCATGGAATGAATTTTTTCTATAAAAAGTGGGATATTAAGAAGTGTATTTCAGAAAACAATTTACCGTTTAATCTAGATGAAAACAGCGATGACAGTAAAAGGTCACTTTTATTTTCTGGATTTTTTGGGGATTATTTTTATTCTAATTTTGCACAATCTGTCGATCAAAGAATTGAAACCACAAATTACTATAACCCGGAAATCATAAAATGATATCTGTTTATGGGGCTAGCGGTTTTATCGGATCTTGTTTTTGTTCTATGCATAAAAATTGCATTGCTATCCCAAGAGAACAGAATAGTCCGAGCAGTAATAATATTCTTTATCTTATAAGCACTGTTCACAATTACAACATTTTTGACGCACCGCATAAAGACGTTAATACTAATTTAAACAAATTGATTGACGTTCTTGAGGAATGTCGTGCTAATAGCAATGATATTATATTTAATTTTGTAAGTTCTTGGTTTGTATACGGACAGAACTGTACTATAAATACAAAAGAAACTGATGTATGTGATCCTACTGGATTTTATTCTATAACAAAACGTGCTGCTGAGCAGATGCTTATCTGTTACTGCACTACTTTTGGAATAAAATATAGAATTTTTAGATTGACAAATATAATAGGATCTGGAGATAAGAAAGCGTCTGCACAGAAAAACGCAACACAGCACATGATTGAACTGTTGAAAAAAAATGAGCCTGTAAAACTTTATGATGATGGCTCAAATATCAGAGATTTTATGCACGTAGAAGATGCTTGCAGAGCTTTAAAAATCTGTATAGATAATAGTCCGATAAATGAAATTATAAATATTAGTAACTGTGAACCTCATTCAATTGGCTCTATCATTAGATATAGTAAAGAAAAAATTAAATCTTCTTCTGAGCTGATACCAATTAACACACCGCATTTTCACAAAATTGTTCAGGTAAAAGATGTGTGCTTAAATAATGATAAACTCTTATCATATGGATACAAGCCATCTATAAATACTTTTGAGGCTGTGGATAGAATTTTGGCATAATTATAAAAGGATAGCTATGGAATTAATAGTGACGGGCGGACGCGGATTTATAGGTAGTCATTTTGTAGAAAAGGCATTAGAGTCTGGTAATACAGTAATTGATTTTGATTGTATGAGTTATTGTTCTCATAGCGTGTTGCCTTTTGATTTGCATCCTAACTACAGTCACATTAAGCAAAACATATGCGATATCACACATTTGCCTTCTTGTGATGTCGTTATTAACTTTGCAGCAGAGACCCATGTTGATAATTCTATTAATGACACTAATCCATTTGTAAAAAGCAATCTGATTGGTGTACACAATATACTAGAAATCATTCGTGGAAAGCAAAGCCATGAGCGTCCTTTGTTTGTTCAAATTAGCACCGATGAAGTTTATGGGGATCGATCTGATGGCTCATTTTGTGAAACAGACAAACTTACTCCAAGTAATCCATATTCTGCATCCAAGGCTGCGGCTGAAATGTTCGTGCTGGCATATCACCGAACCTACTCATTAAACTATTTAATTACTCGCAGCTCAAATAATTATGGACCAAGACAGTATTGTGAAAAACTAATACCCAAGTCTTTGAAGTGCATTGAAACAGGAAAGCGTATCCCTTTGCATGGCGATGGGTCGTATGTTCGTGATTGGATTTATGTAAAAGACAATGTTGATGCAATATATTACTTGATAGAAAAAGGTATAAAAAACGAGATTTACAATATTGGAGCCAACAACCACATGACCAATTTAGAAGTAGTGCACGATCTGCTCTTGGCTTTTGGAAAAGGTAACGAAAATATTCAGTTTGTAGAGAATCGGTGGGGACAAGACCTGCGTTATTCTTTGAACACCGATAAAATCAATTCTTTGGGATGGCGCGCACAAAATGAAAAGGGAATACTAAAATGGTGGAACTGAACATACAGGCCTCAGATAAACAGGCCTTACTGGAACAAATAATCACCGAGTTAGTACAATCCAAGAAAAAAGTTTGTGTTCCTGGTAAGGACTGGGTACAATACGCAGGTTCGTATTTAGATGAAAACGAGTATATTGCTGTGGTTCGCTGTTTGATGGAAGGATGGTTTGCGCTCGGAGAAAACGGTATACGTTTTGAGAATAAGTTTCCTGCTCGTCTAGGAAAAGAATATGGATGTTTAACAAACAGCGGTTCAAGCGCAAATCTGCTTATGCTATCAGCTTTGGGATCACGAAAGCTAAATGCTCTTCCAAAGGGATCAAAGATCATAACTCCTGTTGCTGGATTTCCAACCACAATTAATCCCATAATTCAAAATGGACACACTCCAGTATTCATTGATATTGAAATGGACACCCTTAATTTGGATATTGAGCAATTAGAAAAGGCTGCAAAAAACGGAGCGTCCGCTTTAATTTTTGCTCATGTATTGAGTAATCCACCAAATATGGATGCTGTTATGGACATTGTAAAACGATATAATCTCATTTTACTAGAAGACTGTTGCGATGCACTTGGAAGTACATACAAGGGAAAGGCTCTTGGGTCTTTTGGTGATATGGCGTCTTGCTCATTTTATCCAGCTCATCATATTACTCTTGGGGAAGGTGGATTTGTTGCTACTAGCACAAAAGAACAAGAGATGGTAGTTAAAAGCATGCGTGAATGGGGCAGGGGCTGCTATTGCAGTGGAAAAAACGCTTCTTGTTTAAAAAACGGCATGTGTAAAAAGCGTTTTAGCAATTGGCTACCATCATTACCTGATGAAATTTTTGATCATAAATATGTATACGAAGAGATTGGTTATAATCTAAAGCCTCTTGATTTACAGGCGGCAATGGGCCTTGTTCAGCTTGAAAAATTAAATACAATCATTGAAAAACGAAAGCATAACTATAAACAATTATATTCTGTGTTTTCAAAATATAATGATAAGTTTATACTTCCACAAGCAACTGATGGAGCTGACCCAGCCTGGTTTGCTTTTCCTTTAACCGTAAAGGATAATGCTGGATTTAAACGCACAGAACTTACAATGTTTCTTGAAGAAAACAAAATACAAACGCGAAACTATTTTGGTGGTAATATTCTTCTACAGCCAGGATATGCGCATTTATCCGATGGAGATGCTGTTAAAAAGTATCCAAATGCCACAAGGGCAACAACTCATACTTTCTTTTTGGGAACTAGTCCAGTGGTAACTTCAGATCAAATTCTCTACGTAGAAAAAATTGTTGATTTATTCTTCAGTAAACTAACTAAAACAAAAGCAAAAAAGATATAATCTTAACAACTCCTGATATCTTGTAGGAAAATAAATGTCAAACACAAAAAATAAATTTTATTCTGAAATCATCAAAAAAATTGTAGAGGAAGCTTCTCTTATTCTTGATATTGGTTCAAATATTGAAAAAAATTCTGTTGATTATAAGTATATAAATCCAAACGCTGTAGTGATTTCAATGAAAGAGCACACATCATCACTAGATGAATTGACGGGTTTTCAGACTTTTGATATTATAAAGATTGATACTCAAGGATATGAGATGTCAATTATCAACGGTGGAGTGAATACTCTTGCTAGAACAAAGTGGCTTTTAATTGAACTTCCCGTATTGGAATACAATGCTAACGCTACTTATTCTGAAGATATAATCAATAGACTTTATGAGATTGGCTTTACACCAAAGCAATTAATAAAAGATAATAAATTTAAAGACGTTCTTGAGCAGCAAGAAGTGTTGTTTATAAATACTAGATATGATGAAGAGACTTTAAGCAATGACTCTCCAAGAAAAACTTTAGGTGTAAAATATGATTTATTGTTATGGGCTTATGAAAAAATAAAGCCTCAATACTTTGTTGAAGTCGGCACATATAAATGCCAAACCTCTATTGGTTTATTTAAAACACATCTTCCTAACAAGGCTTATTTGATTGATCTTTTTGAAAAAGCCCCACCTGAGGAACTTCCACCTAACGACTTACCCATTACATCAGATCAAGCAGTGGGGCTGATACAAGAAAATTTTGGCGACGATTTTGATTGTGGGGTTGTGGTTGGTAATTCAATTGATACACTTCCCGTTGTTGTGGATGCGATAAACTCATTTGATGCTGGTTCAACATTTATTTTCGTAGATGGTGGGCATAGTTACGATACCACCCTTGCTGATCTAATGAATGTTAATTTAATAAAACATGAGCTATATGTGGCTATTGATGACGCAAACTTTTCTGAGGTTGCTCCTGCTATAGACGGATTTATTAATGCTGTTCGTGATCGAAACCCACAGCTTGTAGCGCATAGACCCAATTTAGTTATTTTTAAATTAGACCCACATGAACATAACGCTTACCGCTTCTGAAATTAAAATATGTGAATGGATAGCAAAAAACAGATACGCCTCCAATAGAAACGGGGGCGTTTCTGACAAAAAGATTGGTCCTCAGTCGTGTGAAGAAACTGATCTAGAGGGAATATGTGGAGAGTTTGCTTTTTGCAAATCTCTTAATTTATATCCAGACATGTCCATAAGTCCGAGAAAAGGCTCGCATGATGTATTTGCTTTTGGTAAAACAATAGACGTTAAAACGACAAAATACAAAACTGGCAAGCTACTGGCCAGGCATTCAAAAAATGAGACGCCTTCAGATCTTTACGTTTTAATTGTTGGTG